TGACCGGTAACAGGTCCACCTTGTCGGCGAATCGCAAGAAGGCCCTGGCACCAACGACCTGGAAGTTGTAGGGGCCTTCTTTCAGCACGCGGTAGAACAGGCTCGGGTCGGGATCGACGTTGGCGTTGTGATACTCGTTCCAGATCAGCCAGGGCAGGGTCGTACTGTAGCTGAAGGTGTATTCACCCGTTGCCTTGTCCGTCACCATCCCGCCGTCGCCGGACGCCATGCCCCGGCCCGTGCGATCCACGGCGACCGGATCAATCGGGATGGAGTAGGAAATCGCGCTCGCCAGTTTCGTGAAGGTGGCGCGAGATGCCCCGCTCCACACCGGAATCTCCGCCAAGACCGCTTCCAGCCAGACCATGAGGGCCTGGGCGATGGTATTGGTCATGTGTTGATCGAGGGCCTTTTGATAGGCCATCACGTCGATGCGCGGAATGGAGAATTGCGCCGTGAACTTCATGGTGGCCTCCAAGTAGGCAGCCGCCTTGAGCAACGCCTGCGGATTGTCGTTGAAGGCTCCCAAGCCCGTATTGCACCGATTGCACAAGAGGCCGCGCACTGCACCTGTCTTGTGGTCATGGTCAATGCAGAACCAACCTTTTGCATTGGTGCCGGAATCGAGACTTCCACAAATCCCGCACCGGCCTCCCTGCTGCCGCAGCATCATGTCATAGTGCGCCCTACTGAGGCCAAACTTCTTCTGAAGCTGGTAGTCCCGACAACAATCCTTGCACCACGGACGGCGACTCTTTCTTCCAAGCTGCGCCTTATGAAACGCATGTGCCCGCTTATGCGTGCCGCACACAGCGCAGCAATGCAGTGGCTCATATTCGGTCAAGCTCGCGTCACTGCTTATCATCTGCCCCTCTCTCAGAACGCCCGAAAGGCATCCGTGCCCCCGCCAGTTGAGCCTCCCGCTCGGCTTCGTCGTAACTTCGCACTTGCTCGAAGGCGACGATCAAAGCCTGGGCCTCCACTCCGCACTCGTCCCAGGCCGGCTTGACACCCGGCGGCCGGATGCCTAGCCGTTCGCAGGCGCGCCAGACGGCGAACTCGGCAGTTCGGTAAGGGGCGAAGAGAACTCTTCGGGCATTGGAGCTTGACCAGCAAGAAAAACCTCGCGTGCTCTTTGCAGCTTGGCCTCGTCCAGGGCGTTTGCCTCCAGGACCAGGGCCAGCACGCGGTTGCACTCCACCTGGGTCAGGCCGCCACTTTTCAGGTCGCCTTCCCAGTTCGCCCAGGTGCGGGGATCATTCGCGTTGGCCGTGTCCCACTCGATCTCGGACGGGGCCAGCGACCGAATGACCATGTAGCCGAGGCGTTTCTTCGCCCACTCGCCGAGCACTTGCTGGTAGGTGGGGTCAGTGAGGTTGGGAATCCAGCCGTCTTTGGTGAACTTGCCCGGCGGCTTGGGGGCGGGGCAAAGGGCCTCGAACTCGCCCATGTCGGGCAGGCCCTTGGCGCGAAAGATGATCTCGCTCTCGCCGCGCGGCAGGACGAGGATCACTTCATTAGAGAGTGATTTGGGGTCGATGCCAGCAATCTTCATGTTGTTCCCCCGCTAAAAGGAAAGAGAAAGTTGCGGTGCCGGCACCAGTGCCGGCACCGCATATCTGGTCTTCTTGAGAAAGACCAGAGAAACCGGCCTCTGTGGGCCGGGGAGTCGTCTTTACGACACGCGAGTCACAATCGGTTCCGTGACATTGCACTTGCCGGTCACGGAGATCGTGGCATCCTTGAAGTTGACTTCCCGCTGCTCCGAGCGGAAGTCGGGGAAGAGTGTGGTTTCGCCCTGGCTCGTGCCACACGGCGGAACGTGCTCGACTTCGATGGCGACCGCGTAGGGTTCGCAGGGGTCCGCCGCGTAGCTGATCCACTCGGAGGCCGCCCCGATGCCCTTCAGCGCGTCCATTGGGCTGATGTTCTCGCTGGTGCCCGTGGTGATGTGCTCGTACACGCTGTCCCACTTGACATCCATCGGGACTTCCTTGCCTTCCTTCACCGTGTCCAGGTTGTCCCGGTCGAGCAGGTAGTTGTACTCGTTGTGCTCGGTGTAGGTGATGTTCCCTTCACCGATCTTCACTTCGAGTTGCTGCGGCAGGAACGTGACAGTGGCATCCGTGGCGTAGCTGCCGGTCCCGAGAGCCGGGCTGAAGGTAATCGCGGTCGTCAAGTGTTCGTCCGTCCCATCCTGGGTGCGGGCCGTGACGACGTGGACCATATCGGCGTCCGTTTCGCCGTCAATGGTAAAGCGCGCGCCGACGGGGATCTTGTAGGTGTGCCCTCCCACCGCCGTGGGGATGCTCACCGTCGAAACCTTGCAGGTCGTGTCCCCTTGCGCCACCGCCGTCTTGTCCGGCGTGAGGGCTTTGTTGCCAAGCGCCGTGCAAGGGTGCGTGTCGGGATGTGCCCCGAGGCCGTCCTTGATGCGCACGGTGCAGTCTCGCAATTCAATCCTGGCCATCTGGATAGTGCCTTTCTTGTTGACGAATCAAACTGGGGTCTTAAGACCCCAACCAACCGGCCACAGGCCGGACTTCTGATAACGTCGCAGTCGGTTATAGAGGGTGTTTACGTTGATCCCGGTAGCAAGAGCCGCATCCTTGCTGCACCCATATTCAACACCCTCGACGGCAACCGGACGGGCGGACGGACTCTTTGCTCCCATCTTGCACTTCTGCTTCCATGCTTGCCGCATCTTCTGGCGCGCCTCGGGTGTATGACGCCGCCCTCGCATCCAAGTTTACCTGTCCCTTATGGGCGGCGCTCAACTTCTTCCGCGTTTCGTCAGTCAGGCGGAGGCCGCGTGTTCCATCGCCACCCCACGTAAGGTTGTATCCATGAGGCGCGCGCGTCCCGAGTGCCACGATAATCGAACATTCCATCATCTTGATGAAACACTCATCGCCTTCATACCAGGTGTTGAAGTCAAAGTTGTGGCGGCCGCACTTCTTGATTGCATGGTGCAGCAGCTTTGATCCGTGACCAGAAAAGTGGAATCGCTTTCGCCGGATGACATCGTTCGTGATGCCGACGTACTGCTTGCCGTTGACGCGATTAGTGACTACGTAGAGGAACATCTAGCCGCTGGTCTCCATCCGATAGGAGGCATCCACCATGCTCTGCTTCAGCCGGTCGGTCGGAGTGATCTGGCCGAAGTGCAGCACTCGGATCGCGTTATGGCGGCCTTGGATAGGCGAGAGACAGCCGACAAGCGCGTGCTGGTCGTCGCCGGGAAGGCTTCCGTACTTATAGACTGCGATGCTGCCATCCATTGCCTCGTGGAACACGCCGATTTTTTGCATGATGGCATACTGGTTCTTCTGTTCCTCGTAGCGGCTCACGAACAGCACGTTCACGATCACTTCGACCCGGAAGTAATCGTGGCTTATTTCCTGCGTGAACGGTCCCGTGATGCGTATTTCGCACCTGTCCGTCGCGGTCATAAACTCTGTGGTCCGCTCATCCAGCCCTTCGACCAGCACGGGAATCTCCGCATCGGCGGCAACTTCCTTCAAGTAGCTGGCTACGGATGCGAACACCCAGCGCGCCCAGTTGGGATTGGCCGGCATGACTACGCCTCCCCCTCGGCCCGAGTGTCCAAGGCCAGGCTGTTGCCGGCCGCCAGCGTCCAGCCGCCCACCGATTCGCCGATCAGTTCCTTGCCGTGGATGATATAGGCCGCATCGAACTCGTACTCCTCGAAGTTTTCGATGGCGTATTTCCGCCGGTTGTAGACGAGCCAGTCGCTTTCCTTGAGCACGAGGTTAGGGCAGTCGCGGCGGTCGATGATGAACAGCCGCTTGCCCACCTCGAAGCCGCCGCCGGTGACCATCTGCTTGTTCGCGGAGATCAGCGAAATCGACTGCTTCACTTCGCGGCTGATCGTCTCGGGCAGGACGATGGCCCGCTGAATGCGAGTCGCCGTCTTCGTCCGGGTCACTTCGCCGGTCTTCGCATCCGTAGTCACCGTACCGTTCTGGTAGACCGTAATCGTGCCGCCGTACTGCCGCTTCAGCGCGTACAAGATGCGCCGAATCTGCTGGTTCAGTCCGTAGCCGGCAGGGTACGTCATGGCGGCCTTTCACCGTTGCTGACGGCCGCAGGTGTCTCTCAGCGGACACACGAACCGTTCGTCGAGGGCCTTTTCCAACCGCTCCATCATCAGGGTGTTCTGCGCGATCACATCAGCACAGCGTTCCAAAATTGGCATGAGCACGCTGCGCTGCTCGTCCTCCAGTTTCACGATACGTTTGCCCATGCGGCCCTCCCGTACCCAGCCTTGCCAGAGCAGGAAGGCGACGACCAGGACCAGCGGGCCGTACTGCTTAAGCAGGGCCACTGTGTCGGCAAACGTGTCGGCTTGCGCAAAGAGTAGAAAGTCCATGAGGCAACTCCGTCCGCCCGGCGGCGCAGTTGATGGTAGAAAGGCCGCCCGTCCGGGTCTTTTCCAAGCAATCCCGGACGGGCGACCGCAACTCGCTTGGGACAGACAGGGTTAGCCGAGCATGGGGACGCAGAGGCCGCTTTGCAGCACGGCCACGCCAGCCAGGATGTCGCAGTTCACGACGGTCCCGCCCGCGTTGATGTCGTACTGCATCAAGACGCGCATCCCGATCCCGTTGTGGGGGACCACGGCGGCCATCACGCCCATCCGGCTGTCCGGCAGGGCCAGCGGCCGGGTGACCAGCGCCAGGGCGTCCCGGTGGAACGCCAGGTTCAGCGAGCCGGTCGGGCCGGGGAACGCCGCATCGTCGTTGGCGAGGGCCTTCTCCAGCGGCCGGTCCAGGTAGATCGTGCAGGTCGCGCCGGCGTCTTCTGACTCGATCACCGTGTAGGTGTGGCGGTTCGCACCGGTGCCAAAGGCGAGCAACTGGCCGATCTGCGGTGCCGTGCCGGCGGGGTAGCCGTCTACCGTGACGGCCTTGCTGTAGCCGGCGGGATACGCGCCGTTGACGGCGCACGCCTTGACGCGCGTGAGGGCGGCGTCGTTCGCCACGGCATACTTCAGCGGCTCGTTCAGGGTGACGCCATCGGTGTTCCCGCCCGTCTCGTGATGGGCCGAGATGCAGGTCGGCTGGTCGTTGCCGGCCACGTTGACGAACTCACCCGTGGCCCAGGCCCCGGTGATGCCGTCCACGCTCAACTGCCCGGCCTCCCCAGCCGCGTAGCCGCCGGCGTTGTTGACCGCGCCGGTCAGGTCGTGGTCCGTGCCGGAGAGCACGCAGTTGACGTTCTGGCACATGAAGGTGTCGAGGCCGAGGATGCGTCCCAGGGTGGCGTTCTGCAAGGCCGTTCCGCCGTCGCCACGCTGTTGGGCGGCGATGAACAGTTCGGTCTTGAGCATGGCGGTCTCCGCCGTGGGAGACATGACCAGCCGGCGGCCGTCCATCGGGGCCTTGTTGACGTTCAGCTTCTCGCGGGCATCCAGCACGTAGTCCTT